AATAAGTTGTTTTAAATGCTACATTGGTAAATTTATGAGTGCGTATGCACTTTAAAATAATACCACGTCAATCAAACCATACGAGCTGTAAAGGCACAAAGACTGTCATGATAGTAAAAAAGAATAATACCTATGAGATCCGCAGCAAAAAGGGGAAGCTACTAGGTAAATTCTTGACTAAGAAGGCTGCACTGAAGCGCTTGCGACAGATTGAGTTCTTTAAGAATAAAAAATAGTATATTTGTTGCATGGGAGTACTCACTGTAACAATTAAAGAAGAGCTTTCGCTCAATGGCACTCAACAGGGTGGTATAAACACCCTTAGTATTGCCAACATCAATCAGTCTTATAAAAGGACTGTCACTTGCCCCGCCAGTGTAGACACTACGATTGCTTCGTTTGAAGAGACGACTGCTACCACCGCAGGAAAGCCCAGTCTTGACATTGATGATGTGAAGTACATTCGAGTAACCAACCTTGATGATACTAATTCAGTGAATCTGTCCTTACAGGTATCTGCAGCTGAAAATGGCACAGCAGATTCGTCTTGCACTGTGTTGTTGGAAGCTGGTAGAAGCTTTATATCTGGAACTGTGCATGACGGCATCGCTGTGGATGACGATCAAAAAGATATTATAGTTAATCTTACAGACTTAGAGAGCCTTTTGGTTGACCCAGGCTCAAACTCAGTCAAAGTAGAGGTATTTATAGCAAGTGCATAAGGCCCTTGGGTAGTAAGAACTACTTCAACCCTAAATTAAAACGAATCAACCCTAGCTGGGTAGCAAATAAAAATGCAGTTAAGCAAAAATCTATCACTAAAGGAGGTCGTAAAGTCAAACACGGCCAGCCGCCTCGGTATTGATAACACCCCAGAAGACTGGGAGATCGAAAACCTCAAGGCTGTAGCAAAAAAAATATTCCAACCTATCCGCGACCACTTCGGCGTACCTATCGCTGTGAGCTCTGGATACAGAGGGAAGGAGCTGAATAAAGCTATAGGGGGGAGCAGATACTCACAGCACATGGTGGGGGAGGCGCTCGACCTGGATGCCGATGTATTTGGCCGCATCACGAATGCAGATATCTTCAACTTCGTAAAAGACAACTTGGTGTGGGATCAGATGATCTGGGAGTTCGGAGATGACGAAGAACCCAACTGGGTACATATCTCATATAAGTCTGTGGGACAGAATCGCAAACAGATTAAGCGAGCCCGCAGAGACGAAAAGAATAGAGTTTACTACACTGTAGAAAATGCCTAAGCAAGTATTTAACTACGCTCCTGGCGAAAGCAAAAAAAAGCGGCCAGGAGTACACGCTAAGACGAAGACGTCTAGCAACAAGCAAAGCAAAAGCTACCAGAAAGCTTATCGTGGTCAGGGCCGCTAAAGAGAATTGTAGAAACGCTGTACCGCTAGCCTACCTTTCTGCGACAGCCCATAACGAACTCTGTAGTTATATTTTGTTTCATCACGGAACAAGTGATCCTCTAGAGTCTGAGAAGGGCTAAGTTTATCAAATACTTTATAGATATACCCAAGACTCATCAGCGGGTATATGATTCTGTCAGCTAGATTTCCTCTGCTCATCTGGTAGTTCTCCGCCGCCCAAGAAATAGTAAAGAACTCCAGGTCGTAAGCGTACAGCATAAAATAAATATATCCTCTAGTCAGGCTAGGGTTATCCTCTAAGAACTCGTTCATAGCTGTTCTTAGATTTTTAAGGTGGTTTTGCTTTACGTATTTGCTAGGTAGTTTAGACATATCTCTAAACATCCGCTTCTTCTTAACTGTCGATTTTGGCATCTCTATTCTGTCGTATATTTGAGTCAAACGAATTTACAACATGAGCCCCAACGAGACACTCTTCTTTGCTGAATTGTACAGCCTTGTAAAAAAGATGGAAGAGACTATCGAGGAGTTTGATATGAAGGATAGGACCGTTGCTTCTATTGTAATCGGAGTAATAGATTACGACGCTATAGAAGTGGGGGATACGGAAGCTGAGATGAAGACTATGTACAGTTTCAATATCCAAGACAGGCAAGAGCTGGAAACTGTGAAGACCATAATGGATAATGCCTACAAAGACGACGACCCTCTTGATGACCTGTTGGGTGGATTGGGAATATCATTAAACTAATGGAAGGACTTATTAGAAAGATTGTGGTTGGCAAAGACCCCAAGAACGGAATGGCTTATTATGTAGGTATGCGAGCTGGATCTGGAGAAGTATCTGCTATCATAGAAGACGACAGACATCTTCACAAGTTTGGTAAGCAACGTTATTTGATCTACATTGAGAACGATGAAGGCACCATGTTATGGAAGAGCATAGATGAGATGTCATGTGTTTTAGAATTTGATCTTAATTTTTGATGGCAACACAAAACCTTTATACAGACGGATCGGAGTTCAAGCTGCCTAACGGCAGAAGATACAGAGGTTACTACCATATTCACCCCAAGAAAGGTGCTATGGTGGGTGCTGTTCATGTAGATAGGTTTCATGCTATTCTTGAACCTGTAAGTTCAAAGTCCAGACAAAGTGTAGCGACTAGACAGGCAGAGATTCCACCACGAGTCGTTGAAAGAAGGCTTCCGACTGTAGTGCCTCCTGTTCGCCCTGTATCTCCACCTCCCAGAATTCAATCAAATCGCACTATCACAACTCCTAGCGGTGGCGGTGGCGGTTACTAAATTTTAATTAATGAAAACATTTAATTTGTTTGTCGTCGAACTAGACAGGACGATAAACGACACCATCACTACGTCTGGTGGTTTAGAGTTGTACATAGACAATAGATTCAATGAGTTTGAAAACAGAGTTACAGAAGGCCCTGTCGTGGCTGTCCCGTTCAAGTACGAAACTGGTGTCGAGCCTGGCGACACGTTGTACTTCCATCATCTCGTGGTTATCAACGAAGGTCAGCCACTTACTGGTAATGATAATCACTACCTTGTCAGGTACGATCAAGACCACGCTATCAATAATCAAGCTATTGGCTTTAAAAGTGGCAGTACTGGTGCTATCCAACCTCTTGCGGGTTGGAGCCTTCTTGAACCCGTCGAAGAAGAGGAAGTTCAAGAATCGGAAATTATCGAAGTTGTTAAACTTACAGAGAAACCAACAACAAGAGGTAGAGTCGCATTTACGTCTTCTGGGATTGAAGCGCTAGGGCTAGAGGTCGGCGACGTAGTTGGGTTCAAAGAGAACCGAGACTATCGCATCAAGATAGATGGCAAGGAATATTACAGAACCCGCCTTGAAGACTTGATGTATGTTGAAAGATAATTTAATTAATATGACTATGATTGCCTCTGAAAAAAGAAAGGCAGACGAGCTTATGTCTGCTCTGGAGCAAAACGAGTGTCTTATAGCCGATGGTTTCGATGAAGCGTTGATAGGAATGACACATGGGTCAGAACCAAAAGCCGTTTACGATATTGACCAAATTATTGACATTCTTTGTAGGGATGATGATATGACTCGTGAGGATGCTATTGAGCATTTCGAGTTTAATATAGGTGGGTCATATGTGGGTGAGCGTACCCCTGTATTTGTGTACTGCTCTCAGTACGGAACATACTGGATTGGAGATGAGCCGTTCGACTAAGTTTACTACTGTCAGCGCGGCTAGACGACTTATGTCTAGTATGGAGGTGGCGATCAATAATATGATTGAAGAAATCAAAAAGCCTGTTGATCCAGAGGCTGGTGGGTCTGCTCGAAAAGCAGAATTGCAGTCAATCAAGCAGACTGCTGTGGATTGTAAAGAACTTCTGGTAGAGCGCCAGAGATTAGAACAAATGGTTAAAGAGCTACAAGCAAATGGAGAAATCGAACAAGACAAAGACTACTCAGGAGGATTCGCAGAAAAATTCTCAAAATAATCCTAGCGGTTTGATATACTGGGATGACTATAACTTTGATAATCAGTCAGATACGGCTGGTTACTTAAATAAAAATTTTAAGGTTAAATACTTAAAGTCGTAATCGTCGCCGCATGCCTTACAAAAGAAAAAAAGATCAGGCTAAAGCGGCAGCTAAACACTACCGAGAAAACAAAGAGAAAATAATCTCTAGAAGCTCGGATAGAAACAGAAGGCAAAGAAAAAAGAACAAAGCGTTTGTAGACCGAGTAAAAAGAATGTTCAGCTGTGTGGATTGCGGGGAGTCAGACCCAGTGGTCCTTGAGTTTGATCACGTAAAAGGAGAAAAGAGAAGGGCAATAGCTGATATGGTTTCTAACTATTACAGCATTAAAACAATAAAAGACGAAATAAGGAAGTGTGAGATAAGGTGTGCAAATTGCCACCGTAAAAAAACACACGAGCGAATGCACTCGTAGCTCAGTTGGATAGAGCATCTGCCTTCTAAGCAGACGGTCACAGGTTCGAATCCTGTCGGGTGTACAAATTAAATTCAATGTCTGTACTCATAGATATAGATGGTTATGAAACTAAAGGGATTAAGATCGACCCTAACGGCACAGAGGGAGATCACTTCGAATCGAGTGGGCTACTTATTGTGCTACCAAAAAAACCAAAGCGATCTGAGATACTTTTCCATGCAGAGCCAAAGGAGTTGCAGCTGTGGAGGCGCTTGCCTATGCCCGAAGAACTGCAAAGGATTCGAAGTATGGATGAGTGGTTCGAGAAACCTGCCGAGTTTCGGTCAAAGTTTCGTGTATACATCGAGAAAGAGTTTCAACGCAGGCGGGACGGTGTTTGGTTTTACAACAATGGGGTCCCTACGTATATTACAGGGAGACACTATATGTTTCTACAATGGTCTAAAATTGATATCGGATACCCATCATACCTCGCTTTCCAAAGAGAAATCTTTCTCCACATGGCTGCTTGCGAAGTTGATCCCCGTTGTTTCGGTCAGCTATATACTAAGTGTCGTCGTTCTGGCTACACTAATATATGCTCTGCTGTCCTTGTGGACGAAGCTAGTCAAGTTAAAGAGAAGCTGTTGGGCATTCAGTCAAAGACTGGTAAAGATGCTCAGGAAAACATCTTCATGAAAAAAGTAGTCTCTATTTTTAGAGGCTACCCTTTCTTCTTCAAGCCCATCCAAGACGGTACCACTAACCCCCGTATGGAGCTGGCGTTTCGTGAGCCATCAAAAAGAATTACGAAAAACAATAAGACGTCTTACCGAGGTGACGCACTCAATACAGTCATCAACTGGAAGAACACAACTAATAACGCATATGATGGTGAGAAGCTGCATATGCTTTACTTGGACGAGGCAGGAAAGTGGGAGAAACCCACAGACATACGTGAGGCTTGGAGGATAGAAAGAACTTGCTTGATCGTAGGTAAAAAAATTGTCGGCAAGGCAATCGTTGGGTCTACTGTCAACCCTATGAACAAAGGCGGTAAAGAGTATAAAGGTTTATGGAATGATTCAGATCCTAATCAGAGAAACGCCAACGGAAGAACTAGGTCGGGTCTCTACAGAATATTTATTCCTGCATACGAAGCGTTAGAAGGTTTCTTTGATCAGTATGGAAATGCTGTAGTTGAAGATCCTTCCCAAACCGTACACATACATGGTGACGTAATAGGTATCGATGGTGAGGTCATTGATTTGGGTAGTAAATCTTATTTAAAAAATGAGAGGAAGTCTTTTAAGGATGACCCTTCTGAACTTAACGAGATAACTAGGCAGTTTCCTTTTACCGAAGACGAAGCCTTCAGGGACAGCATTGAGAGCAGCCTTTTCAACATAGGCAAGATCTATCAGCAGATAGAACACAACGACGAGCTATTCCCAAATCCTGTAGTTACAGGGAACTTTACTTGGAAAGAAAAAGATAAAGAGGTGGTGTTCTCTCCCACCCCTAACGGCAGGTTCAAGGTATGCTGGATGCCAGACCCAAACGAAAGGAATATATCTAAACTAGAGAGAGGGAAAAGAGTTGCGCCTTTCCCTGAATACGGTTGTGGTGGGGTTGACTCTTACGACCTAGATGCTACTGTAGACAACAGAGGCTCTAAAGGTGCGCTCCACATGTACAACAAGTTTTCTATGAATCGTCCCTCAAACATGTTTGTTGTAGAATATGCTTCACGCCCAGATCTAGCCAGTATATTTTATGAGGACGTATTGATGTGTGCTTTCCACTACGGATACCCTCTGCTTGTAGAGAATAATAAGTATGGTATTGTAAGATACTTTGAGTCAAGGGGTTACGACGGTTACTTAATGGACAGACCTAAGCATCTGCTTAGCACTTCTTCACACACGAATGTGAAAACAAAAGGGATTCCATCTAACTCTCAGGACGTAATACAGGCTCATGCTCAATCTATAGAGAAGTATATCCATGAACACGTTGGAGTAAACTATGAAACTGGCGAAGTGGGAAAGATGTATTTCAACACAACGTTAGAGGACTGGATAGGATTTAAGATAGATAAGAGAACTAAATATGACTTGACTATTAGT